TCTTTGTTTGTGTAGTTGAACTTGTATTAAGATACGAACCCGTCTCTGCAGATAAACCATTTATTCTTGTTCTATCTTCTGAACCACTATTTTGTAAGTTTGTTATTTCAATTGATTCTAAATTAGATGCTGATAAAGGACCTGATACATTAGTTGTTGAACCAAGTGTTATCGTTGTACCATTATCAGTAATATTAGAATCTAATAACTGTCTATGTACTCCAGCTTTAGGTATTGAGTTATTACTTAAATTAGCTTCACTACCTAAACTACCAGTAGGACCTGTTAATATGAATGAAGATTCTCCTCCTTCTTCTACTAATATCCAACTATCATTTAATCCATCCCATTGTATTGATGCAGTTGCATTAGATGAACCACTATCATATACTTGTAATCCAGCATATCTTAATGTTGGTGTATCTGCATTAACTACTACGAATGCATCTCCAATTACTTTAGCTGAACCTGTTACTGTGTTTATTCTACCGAATGAACCTGTCCCACTTACTGATATATTCTCAAAGTTTTGTGTTCCACTAAATGTATTATCTTTGTTTATATATGCTATATTAGGGTCAGTTACTACCGAAGAACTAATTGAATTAGAACTTGAAGTAGCATTATCAGCTTGTTCAGCGTGTGAAGCAGATGTTGCGTTTACTACATTGTTTATTGTATTAGTAAATGTAGTTCCATCTCCTTTGGTATATGTTATTGTTGCATCTACTACTGAAGCAGATTCTAATAAAGAACCTGTGTCTTGATTACCACCTGGTATAGTATTAATATATGTTGTTCCATCTAATCTAGTAAATGTTTGTTCTCTACTACCTGTATCAAAAGATGAGGTAACTAAATACGAACCTGTATCTTGATTGACTACCATTGAATCAATAACATCATTATTGAAGTCTCTTAACTTTTCAGGTGTAATAAATTGTGAATTATTGTTAGGAAAGTTACTAGAGTTTTCCGTCCTTAATTGTGATTTGTTTTTACTACTCATCTTATTATCTTATTATTTCTATGTCAAATCCACTAGAGAAGCCTGTTGAGAACGCACCTCGTTCTATTATTACAGATTCTGTCTTTCCTATTCCTTGATTTTGTAAATATCCATCGCAACACTTAACATCGTAAGTATCAGAATCTAAACAAAGACAACCTCTTCTTGAATTCTTCGGTGAAGATTTTCCAATCGTAGGTCCAATGTAAATTCCTGTCTCTCTTCTTTTTCTTAAGCTTCTAGAATATGACATAATTGTTTTATTACTATAACAAAGTAAGAGTTATTTATATTGGATTGTAGGGTTATTTATACTTTTTCATAGCAGCCTTGTGTATTAAGTTCTCCAACTGTACCTTATCTGCTCTGTAACAAAGGTTTAACAAACATTCTTCTAAAGGTCTTTTAACTACTTCATCAAACTTTAACAAATCTTCATTAGCTAAGACAACAATCGATTGATAAGAGCTCCACTTTCTTGCAAAATTCGCTTGGTGTGCGGATTCACTGCCGGGTCCTCCAACGCTTCCTCCCTCAAAGATTTCAGGGTATCTTTCGTTAATTCCTTTAAGATACGATTGAAGAAAAAAAAACAACCAAAATGAATATCCATATTAACATCTAACCACTTATCTTTGTTGTCTTGTTTATCACTACTATAAGGTTCTATACTATATAGAGCTCCTTTAGTTTTTGTTACAGGTCTGTATAAGATATTCATTATACTTGCCCAATTCTTATCTAATGCAATGTTTTGATATGAAGATAAATCTAAATAAGCACCATAAGCCATCTTAGATAGGTTAGGTTCAAATCCATATTTTACTCCATCAATAGTAACAAACTTTTGTAATTCAAAATCTGTCTTACCTAGAAACTTATATAAATCGTCTTTAATACTTGTTATTGTATCACTATCTAATTTGATTATTACCTCTGGTGTTAAACCTATGATGTTATATAGTAAGAACGCATCTTGTGCTTCCTTATCATCTTTATACGTTTCTAAATCTTCTTGTATCTTTAAATACTTCTTTAATGATACTGCTGAATAATCAGTAGGTACTGTAATTTCTATTTCTTTTTTCATTTCTTTAATTCTTGTGTTACTTCGTGAAACTTAACTGATGCAGGTATAAAGTTAGGTGTCTTTGTTTCTGTTATATCTATTACATCTTCTGCTTCTAACTTTAAGTCTTGTATCTCTATATTCTTATGTCCTACCAACGATTTTAATTTAAGAATATCTGCTCTTTGTTTTTGTAATTGTGAATCTCTTAATACAATCTCTGCTTTAAGATTAGTTACTTCTTCTTTAAGATTGTGAGCATAAGTAGCAACTTGTTCAAGATGTGTATATATCTCATACTTGTTCTTATCCTTATATTCTTCAGGTAGTTTAACTTCTACTATCGTTGCCATATTTTCTTAAATTAGTTATTTGTTCCATTATTCTTTGATATCTCGTGATAGCATAACCATCTTGTCCTTTACGAAATAACGTAAGGTTTGCTTGTGCTTCTTCTTCTAAATGATTTATTCTTTCTTTTATATTCATTACTTAAAACTTAATGTGTACTTTCCTTTATTTGCTTGTTTTAAACTCAACCTACTCATTGCTAGATATCTTAGTGCATCTATACAATGGTCATTGAACCCTTGTGGTTTATCCAACACTACTCCATTCTTATCTGTCATATATTCATATCCATACAACTCATCTATTAAGTGTGTTGATTTATTATCTACTACTAAACCAAAGTTCTGTAATACAGAGATTCCAAATTTTATACTATCAGGTCCTTTCTTGACAGGTTTGATATTAAAACCAGAACGATAGATTTCTTCTATTAATCGTGGCTCTGCACTATCCGCCCATATCTCTGTTTTACCGATGTTTAAACTAGTAAGCCTTCTTACTATATCAGTTGTTGTCAAACCTCTCTCATACATCAGTTCTCGTACATATAACATATCATGATGTTTGTGCACTGCAATCAAAGTAGTTGGGTCTTGAGAGAACCCGAAGTCCATTCCATATCCTATTAACTCGTGTGTAGGGAAATCTTCTAGTATTTGGAAATTATTAAATACTGCCTTTTCATTCGGTGCATATTCTCCTAAACCATATATCTTATAATACTTTGGGTTCTTATGTTCTAATGCTTCTATCTCCTTAATCATTACATCAGGTAGATAAGGATTATCTTTGTATGTAGTTCTAAACTGTTCTACCTCATCCATATTCCTTAACCAATGGTATGGAGAAACAGTTGGGTTGAATGCTAGGATAATCTCACCTGTTGTACGAATGGATAGTTGGAAATAAGATTCTTCGTGTTGTTCCGATGCTTCATCTATAAATAAAATGTTTGATTTAACACCTCTTAATTTCTCTGCATCATCTGTATTAACAAAACTAATTAATGCTCCATTAGAGAACGAGTAAACCCTATCAGAGATGTTGTATGACTCGTTACTCCATATACCTAACTCTTGCATTATCTCTTTGAAATCTTTTATTACACTTCTCTTTAGTGATGGAACAGTTCTTCTTACTATGGTAATGTTTTGAGGTTCTTGTAATGCTTTTACTATAAGGTATTGTAAGATTGCATAAGTTTTACCAGACCTAGTACCACCTATGTGTTGTGTTATTCTTTTATTAGCTGATAAAAGATTATCGAATGTCGTTGTAGTGTTTACAGTTAGTTCCATTATATTATACTACCTGATTTGTTTATGTTGATGTTAATAGATTGTATCTTCTGTTCTATCTCACCTTTTAGCTCTACCCTTGATTGTTTAGGTAAATGGAACTCTAATAGTTTCAATGCTATATCTACTGCACCTTTAGGGTCTTTCTTCATTAGTTCTTCTAATAGTTGAGGAAGATTATCTAATACTTTATTTGTACCACGAGCAACAGATAGTTTCATCATCTCGGTTGAACGATTGATAGCTCCTTTAGGTCTCCCTTTACTTAATTTATTTCCTTTTGCGAATGGCATGTTTATCTATGTTATTTAATCATATAACAAATGAAGTTGATTTTGTTATATATAATTATATATTAAAGAACGTTCTGTAATTATGTTTCCCTTCTTCGTGTTGTATTCTTGTCTTTGCTATCTCCATATACTCATCTTCTCTTTCTATACCAATAAAATCAAATCCTTCTCTTACCGATGCTTTACCTGTTGAACCACTACCCATAAATGGGTCTAACACTACTCCACCTTTTGGTGTAACTAATCTTACCAAGTATGCCATCAAATCTGTTGGTTTAACTGTTGGGTGTATATTCATAGTTCCTTTAAGAGTTGGTTGTAATATTTCTTCACTTGCAGCTAAAGATGTTTTCTCTCTTCTTGGTTTTCCTTCCATTGCTTTTTTCCATTCTTCAGGATGTGTTTCTTTATAGATTACACTACCATCTTCTCTACGAGGTCTTCCTGTAAATTGTGGCACTTCTTCTGGCATTCCTTCATTCCTATCTTTCTTTGATGCTTTAGGACAATAGAAGTATCTTCTCCATTCTTCTTTATTATCTTCTTCATCAAAGATTATGTTTGCAGGAAATCTACCTTCTGTGTTAATACCATTTTTACCACTTGTAAAAGATACTGAACCTTTACTTTCTTGTCCTGGTTCTGGCATCTTGTAATCTTGTGTTTGTCTATACTTTGGATTAGTTGCAGGATTAGGTGTATCTTCATAACCTACTCTACACTCATCTATGTTTATACCACCTGTCCCATACTCTAATACATTCTTTGCAACTGTTCCCTTAAAAGGTTTCCTTGCCATTACTATTGGTTCGTGTGCAGGTTTAAGAGCAGTTCCCCATCCTTCG